GCACTTATTGTGGTGCCCATCCCCGCGCATACAAATCTCGGGCCCTTTCTCGGCGGAAGGGTTTTGTTATTACTTATATGAATGGGGTAGACCGCATCGACAGTTCCGGCCACTACACTTTGGCTAATACCGTCCCGTGCTGTAGCGTTTGCAATAAGATGAAAATGTCTCTTGAGGCCCGATTCTTCGTGGAGCACTGCACTAAGATTGCTGCACGAATGGCTGAAGCTCAAAAGATGCTTGACGAGACCCGTCCCGAGTGATACCGTGACTAGTGAAGAACCTATATAAGGGTCTTTTCGGGTGTTGTACTCCCGGCTACCGGCGACGAAGTCACTGTTGGGTCAGTAGTAAACTGATTGCCCCTAGCTGCAGGCCGTTCAGACTACCTCATTCGAGACAGTTGTTTCAAGAAAAGCGAGAAACCGGAAGGTGTTGTTAGTGACTTTGTTCACCGCTTCGCCCTCCTCATGCAGAGACGCCCGGAGTACCCGGGTGGAAGAATGGCAAGCAACCCGGACTCCCGTTTCGACAAACAACAATAACTACGATGTCAATCACCCCCCGCTCAGCTCGGTCTCTACCGGGTCAGGCGTCACCAAGGCATCGCCCGACGCTTCCTGACGCTACTATCAAGTAGATATAGCATAGGAAGCAGAAAGGGGCTCTTACTAGTACTAAGTAGGAGCAGAGTTAGTCGGAACTAGCCAGTCCGGTACGGGACTAGTTAGTACACTAAGTACCAGTCCGGACTTGACTAGTCCGGTACTTGTCCTTACAATGTAAGGAACAAGGAGCTTCTTTTATGTCTTCGCATCTCAAGAACATCAGCCGTGTCCTAGCAGCCGCTAGCCAAGAAGTAGTCTTTGCTCCTACTCCGGAAATGCGCCGGGCCAAAGCAGCCTTTTGGGCCAGTTTAGAGGGTACCCCCGCCGGCGACCTCGCCGAGCACATGACGCTAGCTGCCGCCTCTTCCTTGGGGGCTGACAAGAAGTTGTCTCGGTGGTGGGCCATCCCGGGTTTCTCGGATTGGTGGCAAAATAGGGAAGAGTTCAAGCAACGGCTTGAGTATCTGGCGCAATTGGCCCTAGACTCGCTAGAGGGGGTATTGGCCGACCCTGATGCCAATGCCACCGCCCGAGTCAACAGTGCCAAGCTCGTTCTCGAAGCAGCCAATAAAATGCCTAAACGTGCGGCAGAAGAAGACATTTCGTCTCGCCTGGCGGCTATGTCTCGAAATGAATTGGAAGAATATGTTCGCACCAGAATGTCTACCATTTTCAATCAAGACAAGTACTTGACACCTGCCGCTGGACCTGATACGGTAACAGATGTTGCTGCCACACGAGACGAGTCAGGAGCGTCTGCCAGTGATTCTGAAACAAGGTCTACAAGAAGTCCTATTGCGGGAAGCGCCGACTAGTGCCGGCGTTACCGTCAAAGACTTTAGTATACAATCCGATGCTGCTCTTTTCTTGTTATGGGTCAACTCTGTAACAGACAATATTTCTATTGATATTTATTCCATTTTAGATGACGGCAGCAAAGAAACCCTCATCCTTTCTTTTCCCAAAGTCACTGCCCCTTCTACTGAAATTGCGCAAAAACGTACCGGTACGGTTTCTACTCGGCTTAGAGTCAAGGTCACTCATACCGCCGCTTGCAATTATGAATTGTCTGTTCGTGCTGTAGCTACGGGTAGTTCAGATACTCGCATCTTGGGCGGCTCTTCTTTGAAGATGTCCAAGAAAACAGTCAATAGCGTAGTGGGTCTTTTGGTGCCGGCGTCTCTTGTAGACCGCACGGCAATAGCCATCAAGAATTGGTCAACCTCTGGTACTATTTACGTAGCGGAAACTTTGGCCAAAGCCAATCAAAATAACGGATGGCCTATTGGTCCTAAAGACGCTTTAGGGCTCGATATACAAGCCGGTGTAGAATTATACGCTTCAGCTGTTGACGGTCCATGTGATATCCGCATTATCGAGAGTGGGGGCTGATTGTGGCGTCAGTAACACCCTCAGGTAGCGCAGGCGGCGTAGTAGAAATTACCAATACAGCGGTAGCTCCTGCCTACAATATTGTTGTTACTGCCCTCCGCGTCAATCCGGGTACCAGAATCTCGTACACTTTTCCTGATGGTTCCACTAATATTTCTTTTCGTGTTAGGCAGTTGGGCCAAGAAGTACGCTTTTATTCCGCCCTCAACGCTACCGGCTATTACACTACTGCCTCTTATTTTTCCGGCTCAGTAAACACCAAACAAGTTACTTTTTGCTGGGAAAATGATGTTGGCATTGATGTTGAATTGAACTATTGGGGTCCTGCCGGAGTTTCTGAAAGTAGCGGCTTTTTATTACTTGAAACTGGCGATTATTTGGGGCTATAGTATTTCCCGGAGGATACCTTTATGGCCAATAAAACCATATCACAATTAGATGATTTGCCCGAAGTTACTAGCGATGACCTCGCTGTCGTAGTGGACTTGTCTACTTTGTCTACCCGCAAAGCTAGTATGGGTAACCTCCGCACCTTTTTTGTCAACGATGTTGAGCAACGAGTAGAAGCCCTCGAAGAGACTCCTCGTCGAGCATCTGAAACTTTTACTATCTCCAATATTCACATGCTGATGAAGAGAGTCACCTTGACAAATACCCCTCTTCCAGGATATGATATTATCATCTTTCCACGCGGCGGGTGTGCTCAATTCCTAGGAGATGATTTCTCTGTGGATGGTACGTCAGTTTCGTGGGAGAGCCTTGGTCTCGATGGTCTACTCGAGGTCGGGGACATTATACACGTAGACTATTACTATTAAAGGTAGGACACATGGCACAAATTAAAAAGGGCTTTATCGCCCCGAACGCCATCGACGGGAGCAAACTGCGGCTCCTGAACAACGAAGCGTTTCGGGCACTAGCAGCAGACGGAAGCGACGTCGAAGTAATGAAAGTCGACGTCAATTCGGTGCTGAAGTTTTTGCGCATGCCGCAAGTTTCTTCAGACCCGAGTTCGGGTGACGACGTCACTCGCAAGAGCTACGTTGATTCGGAAGTCAGCGCGGAAGAAAGCCGTGCCATGGCAGCCGAAGGCGTGCTCCAAGATAACATTGACGCAGAGCAGTCGGCACGCGAATCGGCAGACACGACGCTGCAAAGCAACATTGACGCTGAGCAATCAGCTCGTGAGTCCGGAGACGCAGGTCTTCAAAGCGCCATTGACCAAGAAGTCAGTGACCGTCAAGCAGCAGTCTCGGCAGAACAATCTGCTCGTGAATCTGCAGACACGACGCTTCAAAGCAACATCGATGTGGAAAAAGGCCGCATTGATGCCATCTTGGCAGCATCGGATGCAGACAAAGACAGCTTTGCAGAAATCGTTGCCCTCATCAACTCGGTTGATACGGAAAACGACAATGCCTTTGCCGCTTATGCACTAAGCAACGACGCAGCTTTGGCTCAAGAAGTATCAGACCGTCAAGCGGCTGACACTACTCTCCAAGGCAACATCGATGCAGAACAAGCTTCTCGCGAAGCAGAAGACACCAACCTCCACGGCAGAATCAATACAGAAGAAGCAGCTCGCCAAGCGGAAGACGAAAACCTGGCCACGATGATTGGCCAAGAAATTTCCGACCGCCAAGCAGCAGTTTCTGCTGAAGAATCTGCTCGGCAGTCTGCTGACAACGCCCTCGACGCCCGTCTTGATGTTCTCGAAGCTGACCCCACAACCAAGTCTTATGTAGACTCGGCTGACTCGGCTCTCGATGCACGCATTGACTCTCTCGAAGCATCGTCTTCGGGTGACCTTGCTGCTGAAGCAGCTGCTCGTGAAGCCGCCGACCAAGCACTGGATGCCCGTCTCGACACTCTTGAGGCCGACCCGACCACCAAGACATACGTTGACTCTGCAGTTTCCAGCGAGCAATCTGCTCGTGAAGCAGCTGACACGTCACTCCAAAACCAAATCAACGACATTCTGTCCAACGTCGACCCGTCGGCGCTAGACTCCTTGTCTGAGATTGTCCAAGCGTTCCAAGACGCTGACTCGGACCTAAGCGCAGCCATTACGTCTGCTCTCGGTACCCACACCAGCGAACTGAACACTGAGATTGCGGCCCGTGAAGCAGCTGACACCACGCTGCAAAGCAACATCGACGCAGAAGAATCTGCTCGTGAGTCTGCTGACACGACATTACAAAACAATATTGACTCTGAAGCCTCGGCACGTCAGTCCGCTGACGACGCTTTGGATGCACGAGTTGATGCTTTGGAAGCAGTCAGCGAAGGTCGTGAGAAGTTCACGGTCTCTCAAACTGACCTCGACAACCAGTACTTTGACCTGGACCATGTTGCTAAGCCAGACAGCACCTTCATGTTCTACGGTCCTTTGTACCTGCACGAAGGCGACGACTACACCGTGTCGACCGTTGGCGGCGTGAGCCGTTTGACGTTTGCCGGTCGGATTGCTTCGGGTCAACCGAGCCAGCCCATCGTTGGTGACGTGATTTACGTTCGCTATAAGTACTGAACTATTCAGTAAGATACTGTAAACTCTAAGAGTTTCGGGGAGCCACGGATGGGCTCCCTTTTTTCTTGTCTTCCTTTTTCCTTTATGATAGTGTCTTCATTGGGATTCTTTACACGCCAGGAGTTTTTATTATGAACGGATGGGCACCCAACAATGTCACCCTTCCCAATCTAGAACCAGTAGGTCCGTCTTCGACCAAAGTATCTATTAGTAAGAAATTTCCGATTAGTGCATCGGGCAGCAAATATCTTGTCGTTGCTGTACAAGTGACACAATCCGGCGCTGGGACATGTACCTTAGGTTTCAAGACCAGCTTAGGTACTGGCGTCTATCCCGGAACTGCCATCACCATTCCCTCTTTTGAAACTAAAACTGCTACCTTTACGGCTACCGGTCAGTACTTTATTCGTTTCAATAATGAAGTGTCTGGAGACCAAGCATTTCTTCCCCTTCTTTCTTTGGGCGAAGTGATTCTCACCACTCCTGCCGGAGTGACAGTCACAGTTAATTCGGTGCAAGTGCTTCAAGAGGACTGATAGTGTCCAAGGCATCGACAGATAAAATGTTGATTGCAGCGCTGGAAAAGCTTGAAAAGCTCCGGCGTCAAGAATCTTTTGACCCTGCCAATCCCGACAGTAAACCTACACTGTCACAACAAGCTGTTATCAACGACTTTTCCCGAGTCAAAATACAAATCATTAGGGCCGGTAACCAATCCGGTAAAAGCCAAACATGCGCTCGCCTTTTGACGTGGGTACTTACTGATACTCACCCAGTTTGGAAGAGACCAGAAGAGTGGGGCACAGAGCCCCTTTTGGCAGTCGTAGCAGGTCGTACTGGTAAGCAAATAGAAGAATCCCTCCTTCCCAAAATTCGTTCTTATCTAGAGCCTGGCAGCTACAAAGAAGTCCGAATTGGTAACATTATCCAACGACTTGAGCTGACCAACGGCAATCGTATCGTGTTCCAGTCTCTTGAAAACCCGAACATGGCCCGGGAACGTCTTCAGTCTTACGTAGCTCATTTTGTTTGGGTCGACGAGCTGCCTCCTACTGTAGAGGTCATGAACGAACTTCTCATTCGTCGTCAAGCCCGCAACGGTTTCTTCCTCGCTTCTTTTACGCCACTTGTCCGCAATCTGAAAGTACAAAAGTTTGTAGATAATCTCTCAGAACCTTTGGCGAAAACTTACCGTTTTCGGATGCTGGACAATCCCCTATACGCCAACGAAGACCGCAAGCAAGAGATTATGGCTTCAATGGCCAGCTTGCCCGAGCACGTTCGCAATAGTCGTTTGTATGGGGACTGGGTCAGTGATGATAATGCAGTGTATCAGTTCTCTCCTGACAATATGCTGGGCTTTCCCGAGAACTACAGTCCCATGTGGCGTCATGTAGAGTCTGTAGACCCCGCGTCAAGCTCCGCACTAGGCTACACGTTGTGGGCCGAGGACCCCGCCACCGGCATTTGGTACTGTGTCAAGGCCGAATACATTCGCGGCGTGTACGTTCCCACCGAAATTATCAACGCTGTTCAACGTCTGTCCTTTGGGCACAATGTTGTCAAGCGCATTTCTGACACTGAACCGTGGTTCATTCACCAAGCAGCTCAAATGGGCATCAAGTATACTGCGGTGTACGAAAAAGCCAACCGCAAAATCTCTATGATAAAAGCGGTACAAGAAGCTTTGGGTGTCCGAGTCAAAATAACTCCGCACTGTGAAGGACTTATTGAAGAACTGTCCGGAATGAGATGGTCGGACAACAAAGACGGTAAAATTGTTTCTAGTCATGACTATCACTTGCATGATACTGCAGCGTATTTTGTTGACAACATCCCCAAAAGAGAAAACTATATTCCAGTCGACACCTCGTGGCAGACACATCTGTGGACTAGTCACACCAAAAGGCTGGAAACTGCAGAAAAAAAGAAGATAACATTAATGCGTCAAGCAATTGCACGCCGAGGAAGACAACATGCACGACGCTCCAGGTAAAAAAATCGGCATTTCCATCATGCTTACTGACATGCCCTCTCCGGAGCGGTGTGAAAAAAGTCGCCGTCCTC